TAGTCAACGCAGTGCGGGCACCCATAACCACCAGCTCAGTGGTAAAGTTCGCCATCATGAACTGGAAGAAGTTATCCGCCATATCATGGAACTCTTGTGCAGGCTTGCCACCCGGGGCCTTCTCCATATGATCCTTGAGCTCATAGCACATGCCAACTACCAAACTATACATGGCGCTGATCTCTTTGACCTTAAGCTCTTTGACACGGCCTGCCAACACTTCCGAAGGCTTAGGCAGTTGACCCGATACTTTGCGATGTGCCATAAACTTGATCGCAACACCTTCGCCTACAGCACCTGCGATCAAGTCCGTAAGATCCGAAGCACTGGTGTCATCGTCGTGCAACAATTCGCTGACGAAACTCCAGCTTCGCGGCGTAGCGAAACTGCGGGTTGAACTACGGGGATCGTAATCGTAAAGATCCTGTTTAGCGTAGCCGATGTAACCAACTACCTCAGTATGGATCTTGTTCGTGACAGCCCATTCTTCCCAACTGGCATGATCAGGACGCATCTCCAAGTGGACGAAACGATTAGCCAACGGAGCAGGCATACGGAAGGTCACACCCTTGTCGCTTTCGCGATTACCTGCGGCAACGATAACCACGTTGTCGGGCAAGGTATACTTACCAATGCGACGGTTAAGGATCAGCTGATACGCTGATGCTTGGATGCTGGGAGCGGCACTGTTCATCTCATCGAGGAACAAGACGATGATGGGATACTGACTTGCCATCTCTTCGTCGGGCAAATCAATCGGAGGAGCCCAATCCATCTTGCCGTTGTCTTTATTGTAGAACGGAATACCACGCAGGTCAGTGGGATCCATCTGTGCAAGACGGAGATCAATCATATGACCATTCAAATCTTTAGCGATGCTAGCAACAACATCACTCTTGCCAATGCCTGGAGGTCCCCACAAGAAAACAGGACGTTTATTTTTGAAACACTTGACGATAGTACGACGTGCCGTCTGCGTAGTAATAGTTCGATGATCAGTTACGGTTGCCATTTATTTTACCCTTTCTTATTTAAAAAACAATTATAACTTAAATTGCGATTTTGTGTCAACTAAATTAAACACGTTCTAACATGTTAGCAGGTACACGCCACACCGTAATGCCAGTGTCAACTAAGATGAACTTGCGATTTACCTTCTTGACCTTGCCATGTACCAACTGACCGTTGCGGGTATGAATAAATTTTACCGCGGTACCGAGTAATAATGAACCGGTATTCTGTTTGATTATTTGGGAACGACGGAATCGCACAGCATCCATTATGTAGTCGAGCTCGGCGTTATTAAAATTACCACCAATGATTTCTGCGTTGATACTCTGAAGTGTAGCCGTTTTAGTCATCTGCTTCTCCTAATAATTAACTGTATAGAACTATTATACTAGAAATGGGAATATCAGTCAACCAAATTATTCCTGCCCGTAATCTTTAAAATTCTGAGTGGCTTCGTTGTCGTTGAAACCTGCATTATAAGCTTCTAACTGCTCAAGGGTCAAGTCAGTGATACGCTCTCCCACATAGGAACCTTGGGGATAATAGTGTGGGCTACGGGCACGTTGATAATAACTATCTGCACTGCCTCTATCGTAAGGTGAACCATGGGATTCGTCGTATTTCATATCGTTCTCCGTTATCTAACTGTATAGAGCTATTATACGCTAAATGGGAATATCAGTCAATCGAAATACAGACTACGTAAGTCCTTGATTCTTAAAGGATTTTATGATGTTACTTGAAAAAGTTCTCCAAGTTCTAACTTCTTCTTAGCCCGATCTTTCCGCCATCCTTCACGCATCTTCTCACGTCGGGCTAACTCTTTAACATCGGGACTAATTGGCGTTGGATCAGGTAATTCCTCTACCGCATCTAAAGTAGGAACGAACGCATCATATGCATTTTTATTAAGTTCGAATCCGATAAACTTTCGTCCCCATCTTAATGCAGTTCTGCCAGTGGTCAGACCACCGCCAAAACAATCCAATACCGTATCTTCTCTATTGCTAGAGTACATGATAAACTTTTCAATAAAGTTTTCATTGAGTTGATTTTTATTTTTAGTCTGCCCTGGATTATGTGCCCTGGGCATATCTTGAACACTAAGTCTATCGTGATAACTATCCTTCTGATCGGTATATTTGTAATTGGAATTAAAAGTGCGCTTCTGTCTACCTTTGCCAGGTTTAGCCCAGAATAATACATGATAGTGACTGCTTACAAATTTATTTTTAGTACTAACCCCGAAACTATATTTGGCAATAATGTGATTAACTTCTTCTAATTCTGTATTATGCAAGGCATTCAGAATATGATGTAAATTAGAATATCCACTTACAATATACAAACTGCCTCCTGGTCTTAATACCCTAGCGCATTCTGTGATCCAGTCTTGACTAAATTTAGCATATTGTGATAATGGTACATCGATATATCCCGGCACTACTAGAGATTCATCTCTATGATAATGTACATCTAATTCGTCACCGTCTATACCGTATGGGGGATCTGTAAATATTAAATCAACAGATCCATCTAGAACATGCTCACGCATGCCTTCAGTACACGATTGGTTATATACTTTATATGACTTCTCGGATGGCATTAATAATTCTTTCTTTAAGGTTAAGATTGTTACTACTACTATTTATTGTGATCTTGCCGGTAATTTCAGTAATATCAGTTCTACTGAGAATAACACTAAAACCATCTCCGCTTTTTCTACTACATCGAATAATTGTTTCTCTATCTACAATAAAAGCACCGTCATTTTTAATTACTAGCAAATAGTCTGCTACTTCGCCGACTTCTAACTTACTTTTATTATTGGTGCCGTTACTATTGTTAAATTTAATATTAAACTTGCTATTGATTAGCCCTTTCCTGCCATACATACTGCCTGAAAGTCCACTTTTAAGTTCTACGGTTACATTGAATCTCGACCAATCATAATCTTTATGATCTTCGCCTACATACGTGAGGCCGTCTATACCGCTATGCTTCTCTACGATCAGTTCGATAGTCAGTCCTTTAAGAAATCGCCATTGACGATCATTCAGATCTTCGAGTTTATTGCTTTTGGTAATAATATCCTGCCAGTCAAACTTTCTAAAGGCATCGACGATATCTTTTGTCTCATATGTTGCCTCAACCGGCATAGTAATATTATTACTATTGTCTTTATGGGAAGTTCCCATTATATTTTCCCTCAATCAATTTAATTGCTTTAGCCATTGCTACATCTATTATATCTCTGGTAAATCATGTATTTTTCCTCGCACATTGCGTTCATTTCTCTCGTGCCTTTCTTAATGCCTCCAAAATATTACTGACAGAACTTTGCTTATCCCACCACAAAGTTCGGAACTTTGCTTTATTGCAAACTTTGCAGGTTTTCCATTGTTGTTTATGACCATAATCAGACGTAGAAATTGGGTCTGACCATTTGTTCCAGTCGTGAAAGTGAAATTTCATTTCTCGTATCCTCTTGCTCTGATGGCTTGCGCTAATGGCTGACGGATTTTGTTTGGCCACTCAGGTAATGGAAGATGCTCACAAATAGTTGCACACGCTTCACGCTCTTTCTCTGCAACAAGTTTGGCAAAGGTTTCAAAAGCATCGGTGTAATTCCACAAATCTAGGTCAAGCCCTGCTTGCCTAGCCATCTCAATTATTTTGTCTTTAGTCATTTGTTCCACCTTAAAAATAAAATAAAGGTATAAAACCAAAAATGCCAAGTAAACAATAAATTATAAAAGCAACCCCTAGCATAATCAATACAAAGTCAAGTTCAAAGACTATAAACTTTATCCATTCTTTAGTTGTCATGTGTTATTCAACTCCAAAATGTTGTTTAATCTGCCGCTCTACTTCATCAAATATAGCCAGTGCCAAATCTGAATCCATAGTTTTATGTGAGTTCTTTTCACTACACCAACCTCGAGCAATGGCACCAAGCAATTCTTCACTGTTGATACATTCCCGCACAATCAACTCGGCAAACTTTTCAATATCAATATATCCACTAAAACATCTAGGATGGCTAATAGATACCTCAGATCGCTTTATCAACTCATAAATTTTATCGGTCATATTATTCTCGTATTAAGTATTTTTATTGATATCCATTATTATCAACTGCTATTCAGCGGAAGTGCAGAAACCCATCTCACTCAGATATGATTGTCCGTCGGTGGTAGAGTCCAAATTCTTAATATAGGCATGAAGATCATCAATCTCACCCTGGAGCCACTCTTCGGAATTCCACTGCTCACTAGATGCTCCACGTGGACGGAAACCATGCACATCCTTGTAGAAATCACTGTAGCAGGACTGTAGATCTTCAAGTTTAGTGTATTCGCGCATCTGTGTTTCTCCTGTTATCTAATTGTATAGAGCTATTATACGGGATATAAGATTAATTGTCAATCAAATTTCGCAGTTCGGAATTAATAATTTCCAAGTGTTCTTCTTCCATGGCAGCAACCCACGTTTGGAATTCCATCTCCCATGGGAAAATAGAGTCCAATTCTTCGCAGTAGATCTGGGTATCAAAAGTATCCATAGCAATCCTTTCCTAATTAATATAACCGACTTATAAGGTGCCCACGTGGACGATAGTTTCGACGACACTGAACTCTATTTCGTTAGGAACAATAGCCCTTTCTTTCTGCTCTAATAGATCACGTTTCTTAAAGGCTTCATTTTTTAGAAAAAATGGTCCAACTTTCGGCAATACACTGTCGTTGTCTTTATAAGATTCTACTACATAATACAAAGTCATATTCTTAATCATTATATGTTCCTTTTGAACAAAGAGGCATCGATCCATGCATGAACCTTGTCACTGTTACCCCATGCGTTACTAGGAACATTATTATATATAAAGGTGCAGATGTCTTTAAGTACACGGATATTATCTGAATCAGCTCGAGATATCGCACCCATAAGATCGTTAGTTAGTACCGATGTAAGGAACCCGCCGGGTTCAAGACCTTGCTCAACATAGCGATGTAGAGCCCCTTGTGTATGTTCCGGTATCATAGTATAGTCAGTGAAGTCTAGCGGACGAATCATACGCATTACAGTCATAGCGCCTCCTTAGGCTTGATAGGATTGATAATTGCGGATCTTACTCTGGCGATCTGTGTGGCTGGAGGTAAACTGTATATCATAACCGCGTTCTTTTAGCGTAGTCGCCAACAGATAAAGATCACAGTCTTCTTCAAGAAACGCATTGGTACCACGTTGGTAAGAGAATCTAGAGATTTTGTCGGCAATACCTAACTTGACCAAACGCGATTTAGGGAAACGTGCCCAACCATGACCCGGATCTTCGAATACATGAATCTTGATTGTTTTCATATCTTCTCCTTAATATGCAATAGGGTAAATAATTTCTTTTTTGCCAATGTAAAAGATGCGTCCATTACTTAACATCCGAGCGGTACGGGTAGACTGCTTGATGTAGTCGTTACCGTTAAAGTGGAACAAACGACCAATTCTAAACGATTCAAATTCCCAAGATCCCATCGCACTTCTCCTTTATCTAACTGTATAGAGCTATTATACGTTAATCGGGAATATCGGTCAACCAAAATAGTGTGGGAAATTTTCTCCAACAAAATCAAGGACTTGCGTGGGAGTCATATCCCCGAGATCTTTGCCTGTACTTGTAGTAACTGCCTGATCGCAGAGCCGGCCCAGCTTGGCACCTGCGGCATCGTCATCACATACTGCTACAGTGTGCCGGGCTAAAGACCCCAACCAGGGCCGCAGACGTTTGGGATCGTTGGCCAATACTGCTACCGCCGGTAGACCCAGATTGTGCAGACGACAGGCATCGAATACACCTTCAGTGACAAACAGAACGTCCTTGCGGAAGTCCCAAGACTCCAGACCCCACACGGCCAACCGATCCTTGGCCCAAGTAAAGTAACGGCTTTCGCGTGGATCGTTGCAGGTTGTCTTAGGTGCGAACGGTCTGTATTGCTGGTAGCCTACCCATTGCCCCGATAGATTCCACAAGGCAAAGCAGGCGGTCTCATAGTCCCAACTTACAGTGTAGAGGTCGGGATTGAGGTAGCGTTCCGTCAGATGGTTTTTAACGTCCATAAACACATATTAATGTCATGTCCATTTAAAGTCAACTAGATATATAAGCTGTTGATTTAATATGTTTATTCCCTAGTCACAATACTAGGAACTCTTTCAGCAAGACGCCGATAGATCCCAAATTCTTCATTCATTATGTGTACGGTATCCAAGACCTTTTCGGGTTCGATTTCCATATCTGCATTATTTCTAAATCGTTGTGCAGTTATAGGATCACGAAATGCCCGGGAGAATATCTGAGCAATTTCTTGTATCTGTTGGGTTGAGGTACCAGGGCTAGCATAAAAAACATACATAAGTTTTCTATAGGCACCACTAAGGTTTCTTTCATCTAATGTAGGTATTCCAGGCAGAGAATCGACTCTTCGAGATCCTATGACTGCAACGGCGTTAAGGTCTCCCTTGTCAACTAATCCTACGGCTTGTGTAGGAAAAATTATAGATGAGTCGATTCGACCGGATATTAGGTCCGGCATAATTTGACTATTACCTTTATATGGTATGTGAGTCATTGTTTTCTTTGTATATGAAAAAATCATTTCTCCCGCGAGGTGAGTACCACTACCCACACCCGAGCTACCAAGAGTAAGATCTCGTTGATTTTTTAAAAAGTCATCAAGAGTTTTAATATTGCTGTTCCTTGATGTGGCTAGCAATAAAGGAACATACCCCAAATAAACCACAGGTTGCAGATTATTAAATTGATAAACGTCATGTGGTCGTAGGTTTCTGACTGTAATATTATTGGTAGCTGCTAGTAATAATTTTACTCCGGTATCTTTACTGTTAGCCACGTGTTGAACTGCAACCTCTCCGCCAGCACCAGGGCGAAATTCAATAACTGACGGAATTCCGGCGTTTTGCAGTATGTATTGTGCTTCCCGAACAATACGGTCGGATCCACCTCCAGCTACAAATCCAATAACTATCTTAATAGGATCTCGGGCTATAGCATTTGAAAAACATAGCATCATAATTACAGCCACAACTGATACAAAAAATCTTTTAATAAACATGTACTTCTCCTTTTATAATAAACATACTAATAAACATATACTTCTCCTTTCATATTCCTAAGTCGTAAGACCTGCTCCAACTTTGTTTGTAGCCCTTAAATGGATCACTAGGGTCATTCTTCCAATAGTTAGGGGTCATATCCCACTTCTTTTGGGCACCGATTCGCCAATTGCGATAAGGAACATCCTGATCATTCAACGATCGAAACCATTCATCTTTTATACTGAACAAAGGACTCGGATTCTTAGCCTGATAAGGTATTGGTTTCCAGCCTGGATAGATTAATTTATGCATGCCGGAGGAAGTTAACCAATAATCTCGTCCATTAATTTTTTTATTTGCTAGTCCTGATGGTGTCATAGTTAGATCATTTTCTTTAGCATATTTGAGATAATTCTTAACCACGTGTGCTTGTTTTATTACGATAAGCGGCGCATCAGGGCTCCAATAAAAAAATTCCGGTGTAAATAGTAAATTTTATGATTCTGCTGCCCAGGGGTTACGGAATTGTCAAACATGTCAATAAACTGGAAAGTCCAACGATCATTGTCGTGATGTCGCACTCGAGGTTTATCAGTGCCAGTGATAAATGCTATCTTCTTTCCGCTAATTGCAATATCTTTCCAATCCGTCACGGAGTGAATAAGATTGTTCCGAGCTGCATTGACAGGTGTGGATACACAGTTAACATCATAAAACCAATCATCTTGTAGAGTGTTGTTGGAAAAGAAATTAACTAATGGTTGACAAACATCCAATATTCGATGTTTGATAAGTGGAAATTTATCTTGGATGTTTTTAATTTTTGGAATAGCAACGTTAAATATCTCACCGTTAGTAAAATCAAACTTATCTCCGGTGGCTTCATAATTGACCCACGAAACTATCTCATCTATGTGAATGTTGTTGTCAATAAAAGAATTTAATGCAGTGTCACTATCTGCTCCACCACTATACCAAAGAACCAAATAATCATACTTATTTCTTAATTGTTGAGCTCGATTATGATAAAGATCACTTAATGTAGATACTGGTTCTTGATCCCACAGCATAGATCCATAGACTTCGTCATTAAAGTGCCAGTCTGGATGAATACCGGTACGTTTGTGATATTCTATTGCTTCCCATTTGCGATAAGTTCTGAACTCGCCGCATTGATAGTAACCATAATAATCGTATCTAATTTTCTATTCTCCGTTAAAAATTTATTATAACATCAATAACGACATCGGACAAACAATTAAGCATATTTCTCCTTAATTACTGATCTCGAGATTTTCCAGATAGGTCCTGAGATCACTGCCGTGTAGTGTCAGCATGCTGGCCTCCTGCTCATCGAATACTATGATCTTGAAATTCTTGAATAGGTAATACATGCTTTGGAAGTAGCGTTCTAACTGCAATAAGTTTCGATTGGATAGTGGTTGATCTAATTCAAATTCGTAAGGTTTTATCCTTAGCGTCTGAACTACGAATTTATAACCATCAATGCTGAGACGGAGACTGGTATCGTCAGTGGGATTGAACCATAATCGATATTTTAAATCTTTAAGATCTACGGCAGATAAGTTCGATGTGGTAGCAAAAATCTTGGTAAGCTGATTTTGCCCGTATCTCTTATGGGTATATCTTGTCACCGCTCTTTAATAATACTACAGTGAAAAGGTCCGTCTTGAACAGGCTGTTCATCTTTTTAGCAAGATTTATGGCGTGTCCCGGATTGCTAAAAGCAGTCTTTTTATATTTGGGTCCAGGATATGCTATCAGCGTATTGCTAGATTTTAAATTGATTGGTTTACTATCGTAGAATACAGCCCAAATACCTTCACTACTCAAGATCTGTTCGCTCTTGTAGTTTGTCTTGTTAACGTGTTCTACTAACACAGTGGGTTTAGGTCTGCTCATAACATTATTGATTGATATTAATATTTATGTTGAAATACACGTAGATTATTTAAATCCACCCCCATCCATCTGGAGATTGATTACCGTTTCATCCTTTTTTTGAGCATTTATTGCTTGACTCAGTGTAGCACAATGATTCAAAAGATCGAATAGATCCGCAAGTATATTACGTGCTTCCTGTGCGGTAAGTGTAAGCCCTTTGCTGTTAGACTGATTCATTAATTTAACTTTATCATTAAACAGTCTAAGATGCAGAGTCAGATTACTTTCCATTAGCCAACCTTAATTGTTCCTGCATCTCAAATTTAGTCTTATAAGGACCTTGATATTCATATCGATTTAATGTAATGAACTTAGGACAAAAACTCTTGACCCACCCATTATTAAATTTGATAATGTAGTAGCCTGCACAATAGAAACTCTTACTCTTGTTAGTCTTGGTATAGACAGGGAATTGATGTTTGATATCCCACAATATATTCCATGGACGTTGTGCTACAGGGTATCCATAGACTTGATGTTCTTGCGGCACAACCTTTTCCTTCTTGACTGTGCCAGAGTCAAAGACCACATTGTGATCCTTGGTCAACAGTTTAATAGATGCATAACGCTGACGTTCTTGATTGTGTACATATACATAGCCGCCGTCCTCTATCGCTTGGATAGTGGCTATCTTATTGCCTTCTTGTTCTACGATCCAGAACTTATTCTTAATTACAGGTTTAGCTAATAGTTGTTCCATGTTACCTTCTTTAATTTGTATAACTGGCCGATAGAAAAGTGCCAAAGCTAGAAGCTTGTTCACTGAGTCTTGTTAGCTCATACTTGCCACAGAACTTTAAGAACTGTGCACCTATCATTGGTCTATCTTTAGCTACCGCGTTACTAGAGATAGTCTCTGCTATTATTGCTTTGATATCGTCGGGTTGTGCTATTAAGTCTACCAACACACGGTTACGTTGATAGTCATCTAATACACGATGTTCTTCTCCATTGTGATCGACCCATTTCTGTAGCATAAGATTGTTCCAGGCAAAGCCTTTCTTATCCATGTCACTGAACGCTTCTTGTAATCCTACCTTGTTCTTACTACCTTTAGTACGCACACCGGGATAGGCACTAAACACATTGTCTGTAGGATCACCACGCATACACTTTTCAAACAGTATCCACTTAGGGTCCGGTATCTTCTTAGGTTCCTTAGTTTTCTTGTCGATAACTAATCGACCTTTCTTGTCAAGAATACCTTCCAGTGTATGGAGTTCATCGGCGATGCCATTATACTGTTTAACATTAGGTGCTAATAGCTGATAGAAGTCTGTGTCACTGCTGACTATAACATGTTCGTCCAATGGATGACTTTGTATCCAACCCGCGATCAGGTCATCCGCTTCTAATTGTGGATTCTGTAATACAGTGCAGTTGGTCTTTTCAGACAAGAAGCTCTTTAGGTTATCAAATGTTTCCCAGAATAATCGATCTTCTTCTGCTTCTTTTTCTGATAGTGCGGCACGTGCCACAGCACGATTCTTTTTGTAGGGTTCGTAGTAGTCCTTGCGCCAACTACGACCTTCTAAGCAGAATACTACATGATCTGCACGTTGGTCACGCCAAGCCTTATTGACCGAACCTAAGGTTGTATGAATAGCAAAACCTAGCTTATCCCAAGTGTCGCTCTGACGATGGGCACTGTGTCTTGCACGAAAAAACGTATTTGCGGTATCAACTAGTAAGTATCTCATAGGGTAATAATAGCAGTTAATACAGTTATTGTCAAGGATTAAGATACTTCCGTTTTACCATCTCCAAGATCACGGCGTTGTATGCCCGTGGGAGGCCTTGGATTGTTGGCTTCATATTGTTCGAATGTTTCCATAACCACATTACGGCAGATGTTTTGGAACCATTGGTCTACCATCTGGGCATCGTCTTTGCCGCGATATCCTGCCCTTACCAAATTGGCGATAAAGAATTCGTTCCAATCTAATTCAAACGCACCATTACCGATATCGTTTGGATCCAATTCAATGCTGGTGATATTAATGTAGGGTTCCTTAGCCGCTGTAGCTTTTTCTTTATCAGATAAAACTTTCTCCTGAGTGACTTTTTTCACTCTGGGATTTTTAGGTTTTGTAACCGCAGGAACTTCGACCACCTGTTTGGGTTCTTTTACTGGTTTCGTACCGAATATTTTCTGGATTATGTTTTTCATTATGTCCCCCATGCGTTTTTAAACAATGGCACTTGAAGTCTATCACTATAACGTAGGCCCATCTTCATTGCTAATTCTGCTACTCTACGGTTGTTTAGACTATATACACTCTCAACGCCTCCTACTGGCATTAAGTATACAGGACCAGTAAAGCCACCTGCACGATATGATTCCACAGCATACGCAGCCTCTTCAGCATCTTCTTTGCTGGCAATGACAAACTTTAGATATACATGACCGTACCATTGATATACATTCACTATCTCGGGACGTATGGATTCTTCCAGATTCTCACCGCTGACACTGAGCTTGGGACTTACACTAAAGGTCAGTTTATCCCTGCGATCTTTCCAGTTATCAAATAGATATCGTTTGAACTCATCTGATAATTCCTGGGTGCCATTCGTTTCAAAAGTAAGTTCTTTCAATCCTACCATCTTGGGATGATTCAGCAAGTCAGGATACGCACGTTGCCACCCTAGCAACGGCTCACCACCTGTGATAACAAGATGCTCATCTTCCCAATGTTTATGGGGAAGTAATTCCATGATACGTTCTGCGATCGCATCAGTAGTCAGCATTGGGCTAAGATGTTTAAACTCTGGCATCCAACTTGCGTAGCTGTCACAGCCTGTGCTCACTAAAGGTAGTTCGTCATATGACGAATATGGATTGAATCCGTTTAACTCCACTACTTTAAGTGCTTCTTCGCTACGTTCACCGTGTGGCATACCAAATCCTGCACAAGTAAAGTTACATCCAAATGTACGTAGGAACACACTGGGTAC